ACCTGACAAGTCAACTTCTTGCTCATTAGGAACACCTGCGCTGTAAGCAGCATAGCTAAAAGAAAGAAGGTCACAAGCCTTCACTTCAATAGCAACATTACCATTCTCATCAAGAATAGTCAAAACACCTGAAGCTAGAGCAGTGTCTGTCGCAAGTGGAGTTTCTAATACCGATACTCTATCGATATTTTCAATTCTAGGCAGTTTATAAGAAATAGCCATCGTAAATAATTTTTATACACCGATGTTTCCATCTGTGTGGTTTAACAAAAAACCATGCACCGTGCATAGCTTTTGCAAATATAATTTATTTTGAAATAAAAAAATTTTCACAAAATCCTTTTATATATCATTTCTTTTTCTTTTTTTCTTTTTTTTCTTTTGCTTCTTTTCTTTTTTTTCTTTTTTTCTTTTTCTTTTTTTCATAAACATTATGTTAAATAGGATTTACTAAAATAATTTTTAAGAATTTGTTTTGTATTTATTTTTTTTTACATTTGCCATAATGTTGTGCGGAACATTGCTTTGTTATTTGTGTTAAAGTTTTAAAACCTTACCCGAGTATGCCCGCACGCTGAAAGGGTAGGGTTTTTTAGTATATGATTATGGAGCCATTTAAAGTTATTTGCGTTAACGATAGATTCAAGCCATCTGATCTTGGTCAGTGTGCCTGGATAAAAAAGGGAGAGGTGTACACAGTAATTGACGCTCAGTTTATGCGTAGACAAAACATGTCAATAGGATATAAGCTAGAAGAGATAGCACTTCCTGAAGATTCACCTTACAAATTTCTTGCTGCTAATAGGTTTAGGCCGTACAAGGAAGACGATACAAAAGAAGCTGAGAAAGCTGTAGAGAATCTTCTTGATGAGCTTTTTGAGATTCAACAGGCTGATTAGTGAGTACCTCATCAACATACTCAAGCAACAAGCTTAAGCAAATCTTAGAAAATAAGACCCAACACTTTGTCGTTAAATCATACCTAACAACAGCATTTGAATACGATAGGAAAGTACCTGAATATTGGCTTTATTGGTATAATCCAAACAAAGGACAGGATGATGATAACCCACATTACAGATTTTTGTCAAACAAGAAGATGAATAAAAAAGAGTTAAAACTATTCTATGATATACTAAACACGTACATCTGCAAGATTGAAAGAAAAGATGGAAACGTGTGGCACCATAAGGAAATAGGATTTTCAAAAGACAAAGTTGTTTTTAAGCAACTAAAACTTTGGTACTAATCCAGGATTTTCACAATCTTCCCTGTTACTTTATCTACCCTTGCTCGCTTCATTCTAAATCCTGTTTCTCTTGATTGGACATATCTTACTACGACATTTTTCTCTGAAGTCTCTCCTCTAACATTCTCCGGTTCATATCTTGCGTGAGAGATAGCGTTTATGTATGCAAAAGCAATAGCAAATATGCTATCATCATAATCATATCTTGGATCGGCTGCTTGATACCTTGTTTGTCTATGGCTTGTCTGTGATTTAAGGTCTTTTTCAACAAATGTTTTCATTTGCTCCCAAAACCATGGTACATCAATTTGTTCTGAATAACCATCAAGCATTTCTTCTAGCTTAGCGATGATACGTGGAGCTGTATTTGCTTTATTAGATATTCCAAACCATTTACCTCCATGCGTATGGAAGTATTCAGGTAATTGAGTGTTAGCAGTAAATTTTGATTTAAAACCAAGCGTTTCTTGAAAATCTAAATGCATATCCCCAATATTGTTTTCTATAAGCTCTTTCACGCCACCCCTATTTACTTGATCGTAATATAACGATTGAAGTAGAACCTGAAGATATGTGTACTTAAACTTTTTATCTCTGTGAAATACAACAGATGAAACACTATTTGTAAGAGAATCCCATATAGCACTACACATCATGGAGTGACCTGTTTCAGAGTTAATAGGGTCAGTACCTTGATACCATCTGTTTTTCCATGCTTCTCCTACAGGGGGATGATGTATGATCACTGATGTTGTTGAAACATCCTCTCTAGTAGCTGTCTGAATCCATTTAGCTCCTACAATCCTATATTCTGTTATCAAATCAGGCGTAGGGCTGTTATAATCCATTATTGGCTCAAAATAACCATACTCAATAGGAATATCTTTTCCGTAAATGTCATTCAGCCTTTTGTTGCATGAATGTATAGGCCATAATGTTCGTGACTTACGGATGAACATGTCATCGATTGTAATTGGGTAGTGTTGGTGAAACTGAACTTTGGCAATCTCACCTTTCTTTGTTCCTTCAAGGGCCAAGTATGCCTTTCGCTCGTTTTGAATGTGCTTGTCGTCAACTCCTCTTCTTGCATAAGCGTTGAAGAATAAAGGTATGATTCCATACTCATAATTTTTTTCTTTCCATTGTTTTAAACACATCTTAAACTCTGACTCAAACACAGATCCACCCTTATCCATTTCTCCACCCGTTCCCCAAGCAATAAACTGCTGTTGCATATTCATTTTTCCTGTCTCAGGGTTATACTTGAATAATGCAGGACGACCTTCACGCATCATTTCACCGAATATATCAAACAATCCAATCTCATCCACGAATACAGCAGATGGAGAACCACCATTGATAGAGTCTATAGCAGGGCTATCTACCTGGAATCTTGAGCCACCACCTTCATCACGTCCTTTTCTTTCTCCTTTCTTGTCGAAGTTCATGATTTGATCAGTCCAGTTTTTTACTTCTTGGGCAATGTAATCAGGAATCTTTGTGTATGTCCACTTTACCTTATCTCGGAATATCTCTACACCTTTTTCTTTAGAGTGCGTTACAAACTTGATAAAGTATGATTTATTCAAGTTCACACGCTTCATTCCTGCAAGACACATGGTTGTAGTAAATCCAATCTGACGAGCTTTTCCAATCATCATGGAATACCCACAATCAAAAAGAAATAGAAGTACACGTTGAGCATCCCACGCTTGGTATTTAAGCATACCATTTGGAGACCGGTCTTCTTTGATAAATCCGTATTTGTTGCAAAAATATAAGGTGTTGTCTTTACACCTTTCTATTTCTCGTAGAAGCCATCCTATCTGATCTTCTTCGTTGTCGTAGTCTGTTATTTGAGACTCGTCTAATAGCCATTGCTTAGCTTGTTCGCAATATAGGTCAAAAGGCAAGTACTTAATCTTGTTCTGCCATCCCGAGTTTATTGAATCTACCCAATCAACAAAGATTTTTGGATATTCAAACTCAGGGTGATTAGGCTTCCACTCAGATGTATCTATGCCCTTTGTACCAATATTGTCTTGAAATAAATCAAAACTCATTGGTTTTGTGTATTATTTGTTTTTAGATTTATACATGTTAAGGTCGTTTTTCATGTTTCTCATCTCGTTAGATTGAAAATTAATATCAACAGGAGGCGGAATCATTCTGTCTATGCGTTGCACATCAAATTTTCTTGACTCACTCATTGGAGTCATTGCTTTTTTAGCATCAGAAATTGCTTGACGCTTTTCGCTACGAAGAGCTACTTTTTTAGATCTCATTTCAAGTTTGGCAGCCTTCTTCATGTTTCCTTGATTAGCAGCTACTTCTGATTTAGCAGTAAGTTTTGCCTGTCTTCCTGCGTTCATTCTTTCCATTGCGGCATTCAGCTTATCTTGTAGGCCGCCTTTTTTAGGTTTCATCATGATTATATTGATTTTGATTAATATTCTTCTTTTTCTTCCATCTCTTCTTTGATGTCTTGCTCGACCATCTTCTTTCTCTCAGCCTCTTTCTTCTTTTTACGTTTAGCAATTGCTGCGGCTAAAGCACCTATCCCTCCGGCTATTACTGAAGCAATTCCAATTTGAAGATTTCCTTTGCCTTTGCCAATTCCTTTTTTTGTTGGCGGCTCAGGATCTCCTGGTCCTTTTCCCATAGCTTGGGACATCTTCATGTTTTTTAAATTTTTCATAGCGTTTTAATTTTGACATTTACCACCTTTATCACATACACCGACAGAACTATTTCTTCCAGGTCTTTTACCTCCTGCATCTAATTTAGCCTGTCTAGCATCTCCAATTGATTTTACATCTGAAATAAAATCTTTAATTTTATTTTTAACATTTTTAGTCGTTTGACGGACAGCATATCTTAATGGGGCGGCATATTTTCCTTGACCTTGATCAAGAAGCATTTTTTTACGCTTTTGATTTTTAAAAAATGTTTTAATCCCATCTCCAGGATCTGAAGAAATTACATTCATAACTGCTTTTCCGGCCATTTTCATAAGTGATATTATTGCGCTAAATCCTTTAGCAAGTTAGCAAAAGCGTTTATCTTTCCTTTTTTGGTTGCAGTCAAAGAAGAGTAATCAACCTCTACAACTTCTGTATCTACTCCACTTACAACAACATAATTACAATCTTCAAAATTGTGTTGTGAGTTTAAAATGTTTATTCCAGAATGTCCACCTACTAAAGCAAAGAAATCAGCACATATTTTTTGCTGATCAGGTGTTGCTTGATCTAGATTTAGATAAAACTGTTTAAAATCATCTGTATTTCCAAAAACTGCTTCTGTTGTTGCTGGAGCACTGTTGCCCATTGTTACTATAAAGCTCATGTTATATAAAATTAAGTGCTACAATATTAGGATCTTGAATGAATCCTGTAGGTGAAAGAAGATCAACAACATTAACATCCAAAGGTTTTGTTGATCTACAATTGTGAATTCTTGCGTTGTTTACTGGCAATGCACCACCATTGTAAATAAATACACCTGTTGCATCAGCTCCTGAATATACTGTATTGTATACATTAAGATTTGCAGCATTTGAATACTTATGAAATGCTGAATTGTTAACATCACCAGTTCCACCACTATACATATGACAGTTTTCAACCCATACTGAACTTCCTGTACCTATACTAATTACAGGAAACCCTACAGCTCCTGCGTATGTTTGTGTATTTATTAAGGTTCCGTTTCTAAAAACTACAGTTGATGCATTTTGTGTATAAGTAATTAAATGATTTGTAATGGCGTCACCATTGACAATTGTTCTTGATCCTGCACTTGCTCCAAGTCCGTATATAGCCCAGTAGTCTCCAGCAGTAATATTACCATTAACAATAACAGTCATATTATCACTTAAGTATCTTCCGATAATTCCAGAAATACCACCCGGATATCCTCCTGCATCTTCATTAACAAGATTTCCATTTATGATACAGGTACCACCTGCATTGTTTTCAGCACATTGGATTATTTGTTTGAAATTTCCTCCAAAATAGTTTCCTGTTCCAATTGCTAGTTTAGGACAGTTTACAACAACTTTACCTGACAATGACTTGAACAATATTGTTTGATGTACAGACTTAAATTCTTCAGAAATATTCAATGTTACATTTCCAGAACCTCTAAATGTTGAGCCGGCTGCAACTACGGTTGATTCAGAATAAACTTTTCTACCGCTGATTACAGCAGATGCACCATTACCTGTTTCAAATGCTCCTCGTGTGCAGTTTATTTCATCAAATTCAAACACTGCTTTTGTTGACGCCCCTTGAAGACGTAGTATCCAGTTATTAAATCCTGTTCCTGTAAAACTTGCTTTACCTAAAAATCTAGAATCAACGGATTGTACGTTATCATAGACAACAGAATTGTTGAACACAACTCCTGGTTCACAATACCAATCTGTAAAATTTTTCAAAACAATAGCCACATTGTTGTATTCTCCCCTACGAACATAAACCAATGTTCTGTTTGTTGCCGTAGGAGTTAATGCGTTTGCCGTAACTAAAGCACCAAAAATATCGAACGGTTGATCGAATCGATTCAAATTAGGCGTTGGAGAAGTATTGATTTCATCTACAAAAAGAACGTTAGAATACTTAACTCCATTAATTTGAAGAACGGGGTTAGAAGGATCTGTATTGTTTATTTCAGAAATACTATAAACATTCCCACCGGATACGGATTTTACTCCTCCTAATGGAATATTATCAATAGCATCAGCTAATGTTTTAAGGTCATTATCAAGAAGCTCATCGTATTTTGTGACTTTTTTTCTAATTATTGAAAATAATTTTAAAGGCATAATTCAAATATTAATAACATTTACACTTCATCTTGCCACCGTTCTTTGTACATGGCATAGAGCATTTTTTCTTA